ATTTTACCACACTTGCAATAGACGACTTGACTAAAAGTATGAAATATGGTAAGATTAATGTTATAAAAGCTATGTGTGATAAACTAATAAGTTTTATAGAAACTAATGGAGAAGAAAATGTATAGTATTACAGAAAAAGAAGCTTCATCATTAAAAGACTTCATTAGATATAATTTTATTAAATCTATAAGAGAAGATGAAGAAGTTGATTCGTTATTATATATTAGAAATATAATAAATATATATGATAGACTTGGTGGGTTGAAAGAAGATTACGACGATTATGAACTTAGTAATAAATAAACATATTATAGATACTGATTTATATGATATTTTAATAAAATTAAGACAGGAAACTAATGGTAGGTATTTACATATAATAAAAAATTCTGGGGATAATATTGCAATATCTTGTCCATTTCATAAAGATGGTCAAGAAAAACATGCTTCTTGTTTTGTATATAAACGAACAGATAGTGATAATGTACCATTTGGTTATTTTAAGTGTTTTACTTGTCATAAGCAAGGTCAATTATATAATCTAGTATCTTATTGTTTAAATTGTACTATTGAAGTAGCACAACAGTGGTTAGTAGATAATTTTTCTTCTACTATAACTGAATCAGTTTTACAATTATCAGATATAGATTTAAATAATAAAGAAGATAGTGTATCTTATTTAGATGAATCTATATTGGATCAATATAAATATATTCACCCATATTTATTAAAGAGGGGTATAAAAGAAGACATTATAAAAAAATTTAGTGTTGGATGGAATCCAGAAACAGACTCAGTTACATTTCCAGTGTGGGACGAACATAATCATTTAGTAGGTATAACTGAAAGAAGTGTTAAAACTAAAAATTTTTATATTCCAGAAGGAATTAATTTACCTATTTATTTATTGAACTTTATAAAGAATGAAAATATATCTGAAGTATGGGTTGTTGAATCTCAAATAGATGCTTTATATCTATGGGGATTTGGCTATCCAGCAATTGCATTATTCGGTACAGGGGGTAAAAAATCTTATAACATATTAAAAAAATCAGGCATAAGAATATATCATTTATGTCTTGATGGAGACTTAGCTGGTAGACATGGTATATTAAGATTTGTAAAGAATATGCCATCAGATGTTATTATGGATATAATACAGTTACCAAATGGTAAAGATGTAAATGATCTAACTAAAGAAGAATTTGATAACTTAAAACATTTTGATAAATATACATTTTAAGTATTTACAATTATGTAATATTATATTATAATATACAATATAAGTTAAAGCCTAAACATTAAAAGAATGATTTAATCAAAAGGAGAACAAAATTATGGCTATGATTACAGCAGATCAAATTAATTATCAAGAAGACCAGGGATTTTCAGTAGGATTCTTTTCACTAAAAAATGATGGTGATGAAGCTATTGTAAGAATTATGTGTGACAGTATTTCAGATTTGGAAATTATGACGGTGCATCCAATTACAGTTGGAGCAAGTGCATTTCCAAATAGACAAGTAAATTGTTTAAGAACACCAAGAGATCCATTGGAAATGTGTCCGTTGTGTTCAGCTGGGGAACCTGTAAGACAGAAAGTATTTATCAAAATGCTTCAGTATGATCCAGTAACTAAGCAGTCATCAGCAGTTGTATGGGATAGAACGGCTTCTGCTTATGTACCTAAACTTAAAAGTTTTATTGATAATTATGGACCGTTGTCACATATTATGTGTAAAATTATTAGACATGGTACTGGTAAAAACACTCAGTATGATATTATTCCAAATATTAATCCTATGGAGTTTAATGAAACAAACTATCCTATCAACACAGAAGCATTTAAAGATTTTACTGTTCTTGGTAGAATGGTAATGGATAAGAATGCTGAAGAAATTATGGAGTTTATGAGGGTTGGTGCATTTCCTGAGAGGGTAAATACTGCTAGCAATATTCAAAATACTACTCCTCAACCTTCTATGGAACAGGAAGCTCAAAATACATTTTCTCAATACCAGCATAATCAGTATACATCACCAATTCCAAATACTGTATATATGGGAGATACTCCTCCTATTGTTAATACTCCTCCAACTCAGCCTGCTAATAATTTTAATCAGTCTACTCAGTTGGAAAGACCGGTACGTTATCGTTAGTTAATTTTAAAGGTAGGTGTATTTTATATACATCTACCTTTTATTAGTGTATAATAGATATGAAAAATTATTTAGAAATTAGAAATATATTTCCATTTAGGTCCACATTTATGTTCATTGATACAAAAGATTATGTAACTGATGAGTTATTTTTTGATCATGAGATTTATGGCGTAAGATGGGATCCTAATGAGTTTGTAAAAAAAGATAGTGATTTTGTTATTATTAAATGTTCTATATGGACAAGAGATAAAGATAAATTTTATGAGTGCATGGATCATCTAAAGAGAAAAGTAGAATTTTTAGATTGTGATATGCAAGAATATGATAAGTTATGTTATATTTTTGAATTAACTGATAGATATTTTAAGGGTGAGGATATTCAATCATGACGGATCTTTTTGGGTTTGGTGATATAACAATTTCTAAGGAAAAGAATAAGAAGGATAAGATTGTTTCTAAAATAAATAATCCTAAGAAAGTTAAAACAACTAAAGAAGCTTCTATAAAATCTAAAAAATTATCTATACCTGAAAAACTATCTATAATTACTGAAAATGTAGATAAGAAGTTAGGTATTTATAAAGATAGTACGCAAGTTATAAAATCAAAAGAAGAATTAGAAGAGTATATAGATAAGGCATTTGAAAATAATATAATAGCAATAGATACAGAAACAAATAATTCTTTAGACCCTCTTACTTGTAGGTTAATGGGGTTATGTTTATATACTCCAGGTTGTATGAATGCCTATATTCCAGTTAACCATACAGATTTAGATGATAATAGATTAGATTGGCAAGTAACTGAAGAAGATATAAGAAATTCTTTAATAAGATTATTTGAAAATGATATCGTTGTTTTAACGCATAATGGCAAATTTGATTATGAGGTTATTTATTGCACTTGTGATGTAAAAATTCCTATCACTTGGGATTCAATGATTGGTGCAAAGTTATTAGATGAAAATGAACATTCTGCAGGATTAAAACAGCAATATATAGATAAGATAGATCCATCAATCGAGAAATATTCAATAGATGAGTTATTTAATGCGATTGAATATAAATATGTAGATCCAGAAGTTTTTGCATTATACTCAGCTACAGATTCATATATGACATATAAATTATATGAATATCAAAAAAAGAAATTTGAAGAAAAAGGCAATGAAAAATTATATAGTTTATTTATGAACATTGAAATGCCTATTGTAACTGTAGCGGCAGAAATGGAATTAACTGGTGTTTGTATTGATAAAGAATATTCTAAGAGATTAAGTGAGAAATATCATAAAAAGTATGATGATCTTCAAGATAGAATAAAAACAGAATTATCTAAATTTGATAAGAAAATAGAAGATTGGAGATTAACTGATGAAGCCAATTTTCATCCAACAAAATCTACAGGTAAAGGTTTTGGTAAATCAAAATCGGAACAGCTAGAATCTCCAGTAAATATATCATCGCCAACTCAGTTAGCAATATTATTATATGATGTATTAAAAATAAAGCCTGTAAGTAAAAAATCACCAAGAGGGACAGGGGAAGATATTTTAAAGAAAATTAATCTTCCAATATGTGATTTGATACTAGAAGAAAGAGGATTATTAAAATTAATAAATACATATATAGATAAATTACCAGAGTGTATATCTGAAAAAGATGGTAGATTACATGCACATTTTAATCAGTATGGTGCAGCAACTGGTAGATTTAGTTCAAGTGATCCTAATTTACAGAATATACCTTCACATAATAATGAAATAAGAATGATGTTCACAGCTTCTCCTGGGTATGTAATGATCGGGGGTGACTACTCCCAGCAGGAACCTCGTTTGTTAGCACATTATTCTAATGATGAACATATGATAGACGCTTACAAGCAAGGGAAAGATTTGTATGCGTCTATTGCCTCAAAAGTTTATCATAATAATTATGAAGATAATAGAGAATTTAGACCTGATGGTACTATAAATCCAGAAGGAAAGAAAAGAAGAACTTCTGTAAAGAGTTTGTTATTAGGAATTATGTATGGTATGTCTACTCCATCTATTGCAGCACAACTTGGATGTGATATTAAAGAAGCTGAAAGTATTAAACAAGGGTTCTTTAAAGAATTTCCTAAAGTAAATAGTTGGATTGATGGCACAAGAGATTTTGTTAAGAAGCACGGATTTGTAGAAGACGTATGGGGTAGGAGAAGAAGACTTCCGGATATAAATTTAAACAAATACGAAGTATATAGTAATGAGGATAAGTTATGTTTTAATCCTTTGTTATATACTTCAGGTGTTAATAAATATATAAATGAAGGATTAGTAAATCGTTATACTTCAGAATTGTATAATTGTAAAACCAAGAAGCAAGTCGATGATATAAAAGCTAGAGCACAGAAGGATAATATTAGAATTAAAGATAATTCTGGATTCGTAGCTCAAGCTGAAAGACAATGTGTAAATGCTCGTATTCAAGGCGGTGCAGCATCTATGTCAAAAAGAGCTATGATAAATGTATTTAATAACAATGAATTAAAAGATCTTGGATTTAGACTTCTCATAGTTGTTCATGATGAAATAATTGGTGAATGTCCAGAAGAAAATAGTGAGGAGTGTAAAGAATTATTATCTAAAGTTATGATTGAATCCGCTCTACCAGAAGTTAAAGTACCAATGAAGTGTGATACGGATTCATTTAAATCCTGGTACGAGGATGTATATTCTTCGGACATTAAAAAAGAGTATAATGAATTATTGTCCTCTTACAATGAAACGGATTCATATAATATGCTACTTGATAATCATACTGAATTAACTAAAGATCAAATAAAGAATATAATTAGTAACTGATATTTACAATTTTTAAAATGTGTATTATTCTATATATGTAGTAACTTAGAAAGGAATTATTTATTATGTACAATATAGTTAAAAGACTTGAGATAGCAGGTGCTCATAATTTAAAGTTAGATTATGAAAGTAAATGTTCTAACATACATGGTCATAATTGGGTAGTGACCATTTATGTACGTTCTAAAGAATTGGACGATAATGGAATGGTACTTGATTTTACGCATATTAAGAAATTGATACATGATAAATTGGATCATAAGTATCTTAATGAAATATTTGATTTTAATCCTACAGCGGAGAATATTTCAAAATGGATAAGTGATGAATTGACAAATTATATGAACGGAAAAGGAGAGTGTTATAAAGTTAGTGTTCAGGAATCCGAAGGAAATATATGTATTTATGAAAGGGATTAATTAGTATGAAAGTAGTTGAAATTTTTAATAGTATTGAGGGTGAAGGAAAAAGGGTAGGTAAGCCTACAACATTTATAAGGTTGTACGGGTGCAACCTAAGATGTTCTTACTGTGATACACCATACGGATATTCAGGAGACGATTTTATAGATATGACAGTACAGAATATTCTAGAAACTGTAGATAATATAGGTTGTAATAGTATAACAGTTACAGGAGGAGAACCTTTATATCACAATGGTATTTCAGCCCTATTAGAAGCCCTAATTAATAAAAATTATTTTGTTAATGTAGAAACTAATGGGTCTATAGTTCCAACTGTTAGAGCAGACAATATATTCTATACTGTAGATTATAAAACTAAAGCAAGTGGTATGGAATACATGATGAAGGATGAAGTATTTAATTCTTTGAACCACAAAGATGTTATAAAGTGTGTTGTTTCTTCCGTAGAGGAAATGGATTATTGTTATGAAAAATTAAATGATATAGATGTTGATAATAAATACTTTAGCCCTGTATTTGGTAATATAAGTGGTGAAGAGATAGTAACTCATGTACTAAATAATAAATGGTTTAATTGGAATGTACAACTTCAGTTACATAAAATTATATGGGATCCAGATAAGAGAGGTGTATGA